TTTTGTTGTGCTGCGGTAAGCACCGCATTTGCCACAAATAATGGTACTGAGGTTTGCGCGTTTGCTCCCATAGTTGTACTTTATCCTAACCTAGTGCATTGGTGGTAGATAGCACACCAAACGTGATGTCATCCAAAATGAACTGATCGAGGATGACGGTAGGTGATGTCCATAGGGTCATGCGGTGGCCTGTGTTCATGTCAATAACGTGATCTATGCCCTCAACGCTTAAATCCTGATTGACACTTAACGGTGTGCCAGATGTAAATGTTTTAGTTATTGAGACCGTCTGCCCAATCTCAATAGGCGCTAACGCTGTTTTTTGGGCATCCGTCAAGCTGGCAAATGTGGTTGACACACTGGTAAAACGTGGGCGCGGTATTGGGTAGAGCAGGTAACTTGCCAGGTTTGCAGCTTGCGCGTTTGTTGATAGCAGGCTGTCGGTGATTGCCTCAGTCTGCGTAAAATACTGGGCTATTGACGCAGGGTTATTAGAGTTTTGCAGAGTGCCACCAGACTCAATGGTCACACTGGCATTGTTAATAACTGACTGTTGGTCAAATTCTACAAACACTGCGTCATACGGTGTAGCTGTGCCAGTGTCATCAAATGTGGTTGTTGCTGCTGCCAGTGTTGTGCCTATGCGCTCTTGCGCGGTCAGCACGTTTGCTCGACTACAGAATATGCGACCCTGTTCCGCTTGTTGTATGCGGTTTATGTAAGCGTTTACGTTTGTGCCGCTAGCGATCGTGTAAGCGCCCAGAGTGGCTGTAGGCGTGGCGGTCAAGGATGTAGCGCCTGTGTAGGCTGCAGCGCTTAAAACGGCTGTAATGCGCGCTGACGAGGTTTGGCTAGTAGTCACCGTTTCTGGCAGAAAACCCTGTGACAGCACATAAGTGTTATCGGCAGCAAAAATGCTGTAGGTAGTCATTCCAGCCATGTTGTAAGTCTGATTAAACGTCGTTACTACGCCTGTAAACAAGTATTCACCGTTGCGGCTTAACCTGATCGGCCTTAATGGGGCTAGGCCCGGCTGCTCTGTTTGCGTGTTGTAATAAACGCTAGAGGTATTTAATGGGTCATAGTCACGGTTGCCTACCGGCACACTGATTGACACAGACATTGTGCCAGGGCCGAACACGTCTAACGGTTTGTGACGACCTCGACTAATCGTAATGTTTTGCACCACGTTTGTAATGTCGTTGTAATCTTCGCCGTTGCCGTCAAGCACGTCTGGGCCGTTTAATGTTGAATCATCTAAATAAAAAGCTTCGCCGTCGTAACCGCTAGACAGCTCTAAAAGGTATGTGCCGCCAGTAATGACTGTTGAGCCAGGCATTATCTAAACAAACCGTCAACTGGCCCATATACCTGCGTGTATTGGGTTAACGCGTCAACCACAGACTTGCCTATTTCGGCGCTCGTTGAAATACCGCCGTTGACGTTTATTACAAATTCAGGGCCGTATTTTGAGTCATTAAACGCTGAGTACGGATTAAAGGATGCTGATGGCGCAAATGATGGGCCTTGACTGCGGAAACCGCCGCCACCACCGCCACCGCCACCACCGCCACTGCTAGCCATAGGTGCTGCAGGGCTAGGCATAGCCGGCATTGCTGCGCTTATTTTTGGCATGCCAGCGCGCTCGCTTACACCAGCAAAATCGCCACCACCACCGCCACTGCCAAGTTTTGGCAAACTTACGTTATCAAGCGTGTCCACGTTGTCGCGAAACGGTATCAAATTATATGCGCGAATAATTAAGTTAATTGCAGTTATAAAGCCATTAACCAATGACTCAAATGCGCCTAAAACGCCGTTAATAATTATTGCAACGCCAGTGCGAAACCACTCAAACTTTTTGTAAGCAGTAATTAAACCTGCAACTAGAGCAGCAATTCCAATGGCAATAAGGCTAAATGGGTTTAACGACATCGCAATATTTGTTGCAATAATTGCTGCAGCAACCAAGCCAATTGCGCCAGCAATATACAAAAACTTATCAGGATTGTTTTGTGCCCAATCTGCAAACTTTTGTATAATTGGCAAAACTTTTTCTACAGCTGGTAACAATGCTGCTCCTATTGATTCTTTGGTTTCATCTAGCGAGTTTTTTAGTATCTTAAACTTGCCTGCAGCGGTGTTGGCTGCGGTTGCGGCTGCACCACCAAACGTGCCGCCTAGCACGCTCATTACCTCATCAAGTGAAGCGCCATCTTTAATCATGGCTTTAATCTCTGGTGACAAGGCTTGTAGGCCTTTCATGTTGCCGCCATACGCTTTAGCAAGCGCGTCAGACACCTCAGCTAAAGATTTGTTAGACCCAATGGCAATATCTTGTGCCAGCGATAATGCTTCTGTTGCTGTAGCAATGTCTTTTGTGCCAGTCACAAGTACAGCTAAGGCCGGGCGTAGTTCGCTGTCAGCTGTGCCGGTTGCTCTTGACATTGCGCTAATCATGTCCTCAGTCGCTTTAACCTGTTTTTCTGTTGCGCCAGTAACGTTGTTTAATGTCAACGCAAGTTGCGCGGCTTGTGCTTCATCCTCTGCAGCTGCGGCCACCGCAGCACCAAGAGCCGCAGTGACCGCGCCAAGCGCAGCAGCAGCAGGTATAGCAGCCTTCTTTATAGCAAACTGTGCTTTAGCACCTACAGTTTCTAGTTGCTGAAATTGCTTAATTGCTTTAGCAACACCTTTGCCGTCAAACTCAGAAACAATAGGTAAGAGTACGGATGCCATGTGACTACATTACAATCTTGGATCGTTGACTACGCGCATAACTAATGTTCGTACTGAGTTAACAACGTCGACCCTAGTTGCATTCCACGCTGGCCATAGCACACGCGATGCTAGCCCGTGTTTGCGGTTCATGTTGTTGGCAAACCGTTTGCCTGCATCAGTTGTAGGCGTTTTTTTGCCAGTCATGTCAAACAACACTGCCGTTGGCCCTTTGTAACGAACATAAAACGTGCCTAAGTTTTGCTGAAACCCAGCAAACTCTCTAACTTTTTTACCGCTTACTGCAGCTTTAACAGTGTCATCTGCACCAGACCACGGCAATATCTTGTAACCGCTTTTTGTAGTCCATTTGTAATCCATGCCACTTAAAGGTGCGCCAAACGGCAAATTTCGTTGCGCCTCGTTAACAACTGGTTGCATAATTTCTTTAAAATCTCGCGTTATTTCCATACGCAATCTTTTGTCGATTCGATTAAGTTTTGCTAGCGCTTCTTTAATGCCAGCAACCTCAATTGTCGTATTGACAGTCATAGTGCTTTACCTTTTCTTGTTGTTCTTTTCTATAACACTAATCACCGTAGTAAGGTCGCGTGTGTCAAACTCGATGTGCGTTGGCCACCATCCTACTGCTACCAGCATTTCTGCTAGTTGTCTTCGGTAAGTGCCAACGCTGTAGGGTTTGGGTTTGTCTCATCAACTGAGGTTAAATCCATGTTTGGATGCTGTTTAACCCATTCGCGCCAAGTGTCCGGCACAGTGTCACCAGCTAGCTTGCAGAGATGATACGCCCAGCAAGCAATGTCGCTGTAGCCAATACCTTTACCGTCTGAAACCTTACGGTTTTCTAGTTTTTCCCATTCACATACCACAAACATATTTGTGATCATGGTGCGTGTGCCGCGACCGTCTTGTAGGTCTAATTCTAATTTAACTTTCATAAGCCTGCTTTCGTGTCGGGCCGTTGCCGGCTGTTTTTAAGACGTTGCGACCGAATACACTCCCCCGGTCAGAACTATATCAATGGTATCAAGCGACCCTAAGGCCGCATTTACGATTGGTAATGTCTCCAAGTAGCAGCCCACTAGTGACGAAATCGGATTAGTGGCACTAGTAGCAGCGCTAGTTGGCTTAATGGTTACGGTTGTTGATGTGCCAACAAGAGCAGCCAATGTTGCGTAAGTCTCTGACGCTGCAAAACTGTTATACATCGTCAAAGTCAACGTGCTGTTTTCTAGACCGCCAACATAAACGCGTGCTGTCTTGCCAAAACTAGTTGACTCCAAAGCCTCAATCACGCGAGTCAAATTGGCTGCGCTGCACTGATCGGTAAGGTCAACGGCGTTAACCGTGACTACTGGGTTAGATAGGTAAGTGCTGGTAGCCATGTGGGTTAAATCTCCTCGTTGGTGTCTGTACTAGTTTTAGCAGGTTTTTTAGGTTTAGGTGTGGATTGCTCAACAATGAAACCGCCAGACAAGAGCGCTGCCACGTT